GAGCAGACAATTTGGAGGGAAGCTGGAACTCTTTAATATACGCAGAAGGTTTCGAAATTGGAAGATGGATCAATTCAATTCCGAATCGCGATCAAAGCTTATTGGTTAAAAGCGTGATTAGTAACGTTAAATGTACACATGTGTCTACAGACAATATCGATCCAGAAAACTCAATAAACAAAATGTTATTTGTTCTTTCATCCAATAGAAATATTGAAGTTCAGGGGATAGGTGTTGCTTCACAGGCAAATACTCATGGAGTTAGTTTTGCCTCTCATCCTAACTGGACGGTTAGCCCAGTAGTGATTGTTGAGCAGTGGGATGAAAACGGTGCGGCCCAGGAGCAAACAGCTGAAGTTCCAAATGTATTTTGTTTGGCTCAAATTGAAGATATTTTAACAAAACTACATGCAAAAAAACAATCTAATAGAAAATACCTTTGTAGCCTCACTATACGTGATAACAAAGATTTCCCAAATTTGATTTTCTGCGCAACCGCACTAAAGAATCTTACTTCTAACTCAGTAACTTTTACCGAATTCCAACAAATCATTAAGATTTTAACAAAGCTCAATAACTGTATTTGTGAGTCAATCAATCGGGATGATCTAGCTGAAAGATCAGAGTTAAAGATTTCTGGGGAGAGTGTCGAGACGATGAGCACTCCAAAACATGCACGTAAACGTCTATTTAAACACCCTCAATTGGGTGTAATCTCTTTTGAAGATCATGTTAAAAACTTTCCAGATGGAAAGAGAATGCATATATTTTCTGACTATATCAACAACTATGTTTGTATTGGATATTTTGGTCGTCATTTATCAAATGTTACAAATCCAAAGTAGTAACATCAATAGTGTGCTATTAAAAAATCTAACTCAAAAGTCCGCTCTGGCTATCTTTGCCTACAGTGAGGTCATTGGAATAAAATTAAGGGTAGATAAATATCATAGTTGTCGCCATCATTAACATGTCGATTCCAAATACCAAGGGTTGATGAATAAATGCATCTTTATGAATAATCTCTGGGCAGTTCCAATTTCATCAGTTGTTTCGCTTAGCCCTGAACGAGCTGTCACCATAACTCGCGCTATTCTCCGTTCTGAATGCACCTACGCAAAGCTAGGGCCATCAGCATTAACTATATCTGATAAGCTCATGACCCCAGATGGTGGCATAGATGCCGAAGTTAATGTGCCTCAGGGGCATAAAATACTGACAGATTGTATTTTTCAATTTGGTATCACCGGATTCCAAATCAAAGCAGGCACTACTTTTAAACCTTGGACATTGAACTCGATTCGGAAGGAATTACTTGATAGTAATGAAGAACTAAACTCCGAAGTTAAGCGGCTGGTAGAACGACAAGGTCGCTATTCACTCATTTGTACAGGCCATGATTTGACGCCAGAGCAACGTAATGACGCAAAGGCGCTAACCGTGGAAATTTTGGCAAAAAAGGGATTCAAAGGGTACGAAAACCAAGTTGAAGTTATTGGAGCAAGTCAAATTGCAGAATTTGTCGAACGTTACCCAGGAATAGTATCTCAACTAACCACTGACCCAATTCAAGAAGCCTGGACTCTTGAAGAGTGGCAGCATGATGCCCATATGGCAAATGACTTCGAGGAGTCTCCTGAGCAAACCCAAATAATCTCCCATCTACATACTAGCCTACAAGGGGAAACCAAACACATCCGTATACTTGGCGAGGCCGGTTTAGGCAAGACTCGTATCGTTCTGGAGGCATTGAAAAATGAAGCCTTCTCATCATATGTTCTTTACATACAACATGGTTCTCAGTTTGGCCAAACAAAGCTCTTCCGACAGCTGCTAAAATCTAGCCATGACAAACCTCTCATATTGGTAGTAGACGAACTGCCTGAGAACGAGCTTTCAGACATCTGGAGGCATTTGAAACCACGTTGCGGTCATTTGAAAATTATTTCAATGGACCATGGGCGAGATGAAACACGCGATGAGGAAATCGATCGAATAAACGTACCATATCTGCCTGACGTTACAATTAAAAAGATACTTGCACGTCGTGTTGGAGAATCATCTGAACTCGACCGGTGGGTTAAAATCTGCGAAGGATCTCCTCGAGTTGCGCAGGCCGTTGCTGATAATTTATTTTCCAATCCCTCTGACTTATTAAAGCCGCCTACTACGATACCAATTTGGACAAGATTTCTTCACGGCTATGGCAGCCGAGATGAAACAAGCGCAAGGCAAGTAGAGTGTGTTGCGCGGCATTTAGCCCTATTCAACCGGTTTGGTTACGAAGCGCCAGTTGGAAAAGAAGCTGTATATATTGCGGAACTAATTCGAAGAATTGACCCTACAATTGGCTGGGCCCGCTTTCAAGAAATAATACAAATTCTTCGTGCACGAAGAGTATTACAAGGCAGTCGTACGCTGTTCTTTGTTCCAAAGGCACTGCACATCTATTTGTGGAAGCAATTTTGGGTGCATTATGGACGAGGCTTTGATTTTACACAGACATTTAGCGCCATGCCTAAGTCTCTACACACCTGGTTTATGAATATGTTTAAGTATGCAGAGCAGGCAGATACCGCCCATGTCATTGACGATATTCTTAAACCAGATGGTATTTTTTCTCAAAACGAAGCCTTAATATCAGAAAAGGGAACTCAATTTCTATCTATCCTGGCAGAGGCAAATCCTGCTGCAGTATTGAGGCTTCTTGAAACCATTATTGGCAAATGGACAAACGAAGATATCTTGAATTTAATCGAGATTAGACATAACTTAGTCTGGACGCTCGAAAAAATTGCGGTATGGCCACAATATACCGTCAGAGCAATGCAATTGTTAATTCGATTAGCGATCAATGAAAATGCGCAGAACTCCAATAATTCTACTGGAACCCTACTTAACCTGTTTAGAATTGGCCCTGAGTGGGCGGCAACAGAATCAACTCCTGAGGGTAGACTTCCAGCATTGATAAAACTTCTTCGAGCGCAAAGTGATGTAGAGCGGCGTCTTGGGCTCAAGGCGACGGAGGCTGCACTTGACAGAGGTGGCATGGGATTTAGGACCGTTGGCCCAGAATACCAAGGCCTAAAAGAAAGAGCAAAATTATGGATCCCTGAGACATATGGCGAATGGTGGAAGGCTTACTTAATTTATTTCCAGACCTTGGTCAATGAAACAAAAAACTGGCCATCTACACTTCGCCCCGAAGTTTGTAACACACTACTGAATGCCGTTAAACAACAGATTATAATACGACAATGTACTGAGCTGGCTTTTCAGGTACTAAACATTCTTGTTGATGATGATGCAATGTTGCCAGAAAAACTGAATAGTTTTTTTGCGCATTGGAGAAAGTACCAGGATTATGGTGAACATCCTGAAATTTCAAAGAGGCTTAAAATAATTGAACGCCAGTACACAAAGCGTGATTTAGTAAGCCGGTTTTATCGTTATGTACTTGATGTCGACTGGTTCGAATGGGATGAAGTTTTCCACGATCAAAAAAACAAACCTAAATACCGTTCCAAAGCGCTTGTAAAAACACTGGCTAACCGTATTGCACGATGTCCTGAAAAATTTAACGAGATTCATCACCTCCTGACACCTGAGAAAGATGCACCAGCACTATGTTTTTTCGGAGAACAGCTTGCTCAGAATAATGGGGATAAAACCTTACTACCCGCACTCATTAAGGTCACACTAGAAACAAAGCATCAAACATGCTTGCACGGATACCTATCAGAGGTCAGAAAAGACGACCCCGAGTTATATATTTCTTCAATGGACAGCTTCCTGGATAAGGAAAACACCGCCTGGCTAGGAGTAAGTATTGCGCTTAGTTCTGAATATGATGACGACTTATTTGTGAAGTGCTTGGATGCATTGGATAAGGGATGGGTTCGTGCTCAACAGTTCGAATCACTTCGTTTTGGGAAGTCAATTGAGCAAGTTCCAAAGGAGAGAACCGAAACTTTACTTGCTCAACTAAATGCCCATGAATCTGCGGAGTCTTTGCACCTCTTGATAGGATTATTGGACTCGCTTCCTTTCGATGAGACATTCCCATTTAGTTCAGAATTCGTATTTGGGGTGGTATCAAGGTCTGTACCTCAAGAAGAAAGCCGAGGTGACAGAAGAGGATATCATTGGAAGAATGTGTGTCAAAAGGTAATCAAGTGGGATGAAAGCCATATATTGCCGCTTCTTGATCTATTGCTCACCAGGATGGGAGAACATTACGAGTTAAGCTATGACTCCGATGTCGGACCTCTTGCAAATGAGCTTGTACAAGCGAACCCATTCGGAGCATGGGAAATTGTAAAAGAACATTTGGAGGAAACGCTCCCGAAATGGCGTAGTGATTTATTGAATTGGCTCAAAGGTGGATTAGCCACATTTGATGAAGCAGGCCCTAGAGGTACTATAGTCGATTTACCACTTCCGGAGATCCTTGATTGGATCGAGGAAAACCCTGAATCGAGAGCAGGACTCATAGCTCAAGCGTGTCCTCGAACACTTGATGACATTAATGGTGGCAAATTAACTCGAGAGTTATTACAAAAATACAGCCAATACGAAGGGGTTCAAAACGGTATTAGTTGTAACTTTCACTCAGGTGGGTGGAGCGGCCCAACAAGCGCCTATTTGAAACGTAAGAGAGACAAGTTTCGTCGGTGGTTGGGGGCTGGATTCGAGATTGAAGTAACACAATGGATTGAGACAGAAATTGAATATTTAGATCAGAATATAGAGCGAGAGGAAACTCAGGAGGAGCGTTCTCGATTTGAATAATATTTTTGCTTGTTTTGTTAATCGATAAGACCAAATAAGCAAAGAATATCATATACCCCTCTTATCCTACCCATTTTCCTCAAATCTAACTCCTATGTTCGGCCTATACGTTCGGTCAAAGATTGTTGTTAATATTTTCAACCTACCAACCCTCAGCCTCAACCGCACATCTATAACCTCTATTGCTAAGCTCATGTTCAACACGAGTGACAGTATAGCTCCCATCAATTCCTTCTCGAAATCCCTTTAACTTTAACTTACCCATTGTCGTTAACTCTGATCTTCCAGCCATTCTTAAGTTAACTTTCAAGCCTTTCCTCTGTGAAATTTTAAGAGCCGTCCTTGCTGCGATCCTTGCCAGTTTCTCGTTTTCATACGTTTTCTTTAACTCAGTAGTTAGCTCACCATCACCGATCAGCACAACTGACATTTTTGCCTTTTTTTTATCGTACCATTTAGCTGAAACCGAATCGTACCTCTGCCGTTCACTATGTTTTACACGACAATGGATTACATCAGCTTTTATCAATTCCACCGCCGAGAGCAGTTCTTTTGTTGCCAAACTCTCATTATCATCACGCATAGCAACTATTAATTTCCCTCCCGCAATTTTCACAAAACCATCATAATCTTTAACAATTCGTTCTAAAAATTGCCAATCCGTTTCATTTTCCTGACACACCCAGGAAAATTCAATCGATGAAATAAACTCTCCCACCAAGGCATCATATCCAAGCTCTTGTGCAATTGTTTCAACTAATTCCCCTAAAGTTATATCAGCGAACGAACGTGTTTTTTTTGTTTTAACACCATCGCGTAGATTAACTGCACTCGCTCGTATCAAAATCAAGTCAGGCGCAACTTCTAACTCAACCTCTAGACCGGAAAAAACCCCCATTTTCTGCAAATTTCCGTTATAACCAAGCTCAACAGACAACTGCACATCACGATTAGGCAACTCAATTTTATTATCATTATCATCTAACTTAAGCTCAATAGAATCAGATACGTCACCAATTCCATCTGTAATACGTAAAGAAATAAACCTATCAGCAATTAGATCAGTAATATTCTTATCGTTTGCAATAATCTTCCAACTTGGCTTCATATACACCCCTTAAATATATAGACTTCAAGTATTATCAAGGCATCATCCATGAACAGATAATTCCACGTTTGATTGCATTCGTTCTACCAATTTTTCAAGTTCATGACGTGTCATCTCTGCAATAGCTTGAGGACTCATACCTTCTGACGCATTTATAGTAATAGGCGAATCGAACCTGATATTATTCTGTACTTTTCCACCAAGCCCGCCACTCGCAGTTTCACCAGATACCATTTTAATAATTTCATCTATACCCAGTGAACTACCCATCGAACCCAAGCCAGACGATCCAGACCCTGAAAGCGAAAAATTCACCGGCTTGTACGCGCTCTTTCCATAGGCTCTGTATCGTTTTATCGTGGCATCTATATTTTTAGATTCCCATGATTTAGGCAAAGCCCAATCCGGCATAACAGACATTATGGTTTTCATCGACTCTAAGATTGTAGCAACAATATCCAGAAATATACTCTTTACATCCCTCCCCAGGTTACTAAAAAAATTCATGAGTGGATTCCAGTTTTTCCACACCAAATACCCAGCACCAGCTAAAGCGGCCGCACCTAATGCCCACAAGCCTATTGTTACAGCCAAAGGGGTCGACAACACAGCAAACAAAGCGAAGACACCGCTTAACACAGTAAACCCCAACGCCAAAGGAACCAGCAATGCCGCTAACACACCTAAAACACCTGTTAAAAATATTCCACCGAATATTAAATTTTTATGCTCTTTAGACCAAATTGTTAATGATTCAATACCAATTCCAATTTTCTCGTGATATTTGTCAAGTACACTTAGCAATTTGTCAGCGATACTTTCTTTCAGCAGCGTCATGCGCTGCGTTAACATATCAAGACGCGCAGTGGGTGTATTGTCAGCTATCTTGGCTACAGTTTCCGTATATTTTAACCCTGCTTCTTGTGCTTTCTCTATTTCACCCGTATTCGTCCTAAATGCATCTGCCTGCCCATACAGTGTATCAATTATTTTTACCGCCTCTTCGGTTCCAAACGCCTTTTTCATTTCTGCGCTTTCAATTGCATTGATCGTTTCACCGTAACGCTTTTTAATATCTGTTAATATATCCGGCATTGAGCGCATCATGCCATCCTTTCCTAAAAGCCGGACAAGGTTAGGGTTTTTACCATCTGCTGCTAACTTAGCAAATTCGGTATGCGCCTTGACGATGTTAGTCGCAAATGATTTCGTCGCTGTCCCGGCATCACCGGCGGGCATAACCCCTTGCAACATTCCAAGCAATGTCAATTGTTCAGATAAAGGCATTCCCAAATTAGTTGGCCCTGCACCCATCGTTTGAATTGCTTGCTGCATACCACCACCTGTGGTTCTGAATTGCTGTACAGACCTTGTAATTGCCCCTGAAAACAAACCACCAAAAGCCTTATCACTTTGACCGGAAAACTGTCGTTTAAAAATGCCGTGCCCAGCTGCAAACAAAGAAGTCATAACTTCCGATGAAGCTTTTGTTGCTTTTGACGTTATTACAGCAGCTTTAGTCATTTCGGCCACACCACGATCAGTTAAAGAACCAATACCAGACTTAATGTTATAGGCAGCACCAACAAAACTTGCGGACGATACACCAGACATCCTCTTAGAGAGTCCTGCTCCTGTGTTGGCAACACCAGCAACATCTCGCACACCAAGACTCGCCAATTCACCTTTGGCAATATCCAACTCTCTAACAGAGCCAACCAGCCCTTGCCCTTTGTTAAAAACGCCCCTAGAAAACTGCGAAGCACCCTGACCGATTAACGCAAATTTAGCTGCCCGACCTGCAGCTCTATCCATTTTTTCTGTGATTTTATTTAGGGTTTGTCGTCGCTTGGTAATTCTACCAAGCGTTTTCAATTGCTTATCTAAATTTTTAGTTAACTTTGCCTCAGAATCAGCAAGTTTATTTGTGTCAACATCTGCATCCTTAAGAGCAGTTCTTTCCTCTCTTAAAGCTGATTTGTGTTTTTTGTGCGCTTGACTTAATTTCTGAACATTTGTTTTTGCGCTATCAAATGCCCTCATCAACGTTTTTGTAGGTCGCTCGGTTGATTTCAACTCCCGACCCAGTGCAGATAGCTTTTTGCGCGACTCTCCTAATTCTGACGCCGTTTTACCAAGTTGCTTTTCAAGATCTTTTAGGCCGGTAATCTTACCGGCCTTTTTTTGCATGTCGACAATTTTTTTTGTCAGTTTTTCGGTACTTTTGTTAAATGCCTTCATTGGCTTTGAAAACTTATCGACAGTGCCAATAATTACACCAATACTCTTTTTACCCGACATTTTAACTCCTATTATTCACGCTTTACTTCGTTTCTTTGCACGTTCACGCCAAACCACAAGATCTTCAATAGTCAATTCTCGAAGCTCTGACAGCGACCAATGAAATACAACCGCAATATCTGCCATCAATTCTTGACAATCACATAACTTTACCCTAAAAAATCAGCCACCAATTCTGCAGCTTGTTGAAAATCCCCTGCGTCCATACCTCGAATATCATCTGGTGATGAATCTGATAAATTTGCCAAAAGAGTAATTGATTTTTTAATTTCACCATCAACATTATCGATTAATTCTAAATCCAAGACTTTTGGACGGCGTACGTTTAATTCTTTAATTTCGAGCCCATTCGCTTTAAATGGATATTTTAATTTAACTACTGTTTTATTCTCACTCATAAATCACACCCTAAATTTAATTTCGACGTAAACGGAGAAGCAGCAACAGAACCAAGTCTTGACATCACAGAGCCAAAACGTCCAACTTTACCGCTAGCAATTAAAAAACACTCTCCCATTCTTGATCCTACCGTGACTCCAATTTTCTCTCCAACCGAACTTCCAATCTTTATATCTTTACATGATTTGTTATTCATAAAAAATTTTAAACCTCACTACTATTAAAAAATATTATTTCTATTTAAGCCTGTAACACCTTTGACTATAGTACAAAAAAGAGAAATTGACAGCTATTAACTAATCTAGTTTACAAATTAAAACAGATCTATATCTATTCATTTTTACGAAAAATTCTCCATTAACACACATAGAGAACACTAACACTAATTCATTAACACGCTTTGCGAACTTACACAAAAACTATACGAATTTTCACCGTATTATTCCTGAATATATTCTTTTGAAACATACTGAAGAACTATTATCACTCGTAACAATATAATCAACCATTTAGACAATCTCAGCACGCATGATCCCCTCAGTATCAAACAGAAGGACCGTTTTTTATTGCTAGGTTCACATTTAGAGTGTTGGAATAAAATGCGCTATGGAAAACTTATTAGCATTATAAAACTTCACCCCTTTCATAACCTTTCCAATTTACAGATTCTTAATCAAATCCCTTTTCCCAAGAAACATTTTTCAAATCCAATAAGATTAAACGTAAAATCAAGATATAAACATAAAATGTTTCGTTTTTTAAATCAAGAAACTCCGCTGCAACATGAACAATATAGTAAAATCTAATTTTTTATTTCGCTCCGATGCTCTACTGTTTTACAATAACATTTTCCTACTTTCCACAACTATTCTCCGTTTAACATGTAATTGGGGCTTCGACTTCTCTACAAAACTGTTCCAAATTATTCTAAATAATAATTGTCCGTTTACAAAAAAGTAAAAATTAAATCTGGCTTAGTAACTTTTTTGGGAAAACTAATCACTAGAATTATCCCTTACTAACGTCCTGCTGCCGAGACCATAGAACCCCAAATACATTTAAAATTTAAGTTCTCCGGTTACTTAATCTCCTTTTAGTATTAATATAAAAAATAATATTTTTTATTCATTAGAAACAATTAGTTACTTATACCGCAGGATCTCAACTCAACCTATTTAAACCTGCTGCCGAGACCTAAGGACAACCAAATATTGCACAAAGGCCGCGACTATTGTCCCCCGTGGTGGAACTTGAAAGGTCAGGGTCCCTGACCTTTTTCCAATGACAACCTAAGAAGTATTTTCTAATCAAACTTTCTAATTACCTCTTCAATGCGTTCTGCATCTGGACTAATTAAGATGTCGGAAAATCCGTTAATTCTAGAATACTGACTTAATTCAATTTTCATTTTTAGCTCACCTCTGGAAAATTCTTCATCATCGTGATTAGCTTTTTTAAGAATTAACCGAAAAGCCATCATTTCAGACAGCACATCAATTATTTCTCTACTATTAAAAATTGAATTTAGACGTTCAACTGCATTTCGGTTTAAATTTGTAACTACTTCAATTGCAATTTCACGCCATACAGCACGTTTTTCATCGATCAACTGATTTATACTTTCTATCTTACTTCTTAACCCAGCCACAACTGCTTTATAATCCCGTTCTAGAACCTCTGATTCTTTCAATTCAGCTTGAGCTGCTTCCAATTCACGCTCTACTGACTTAATATCATCAGGCTTAGCGTCACCCAGGTGAATTGATGCTGCAATTTGATTATATTTTTCTTTTAGTGACATTATTTTTTCCACATTGATATTAACTTCACTTGGATACGAGTCCACAATTTTATCCAAGTTGTCATTTATCCGCTTTTTTTCATTATTAAGGTTCTCAATGTTTCGTTTTACAACAGATAGATCGCCTAATTTTATAGCTGGTCGATTAGAAATGTGAACACTAAGTTCTGTTCTTGTATCATCCAGAGTTTGTTCGGCAACTACTAATTTTTCCTCGCAATAATATAATTGATTTTTAGCCTCAGAAAGTTTAGCTTGCATTTCCTTTCTATCTTCTTCACTTCCACCCCTACGTTCTTCAAAACGTGATTTTTTAGATGAATCATAAAAATCAACTTGCTTTTGATAATAGTCGACTGACGATATCAATTGAGATTTTTCTGAACAAAATTTATCAACCTCTTTTTTTGCACTTTCGAAGAGTAAATTAATACTCTTGTGTTGATCAATCCAAACCAACCCGGCGTTTACTACCTTACTATTTTTAATTTCCAGCATATTCATTTCCTATTATTTAATTTCAATCCAAATAAAACTCACAAAATTGCGTCCACATATATATTCAGTTTTAGCCACCTCCTTCCTTCGTATTCTTTATACTGCCGTGTAAACTTCACTTTTGTAAACAAAACTCTATCGAATAGATGGTTATCTATAAAGGTGTCCATATACAGAACACTAAAATTACAAAAAATGTCCTGACTAACACACCTCCCGTGTCAATTACTTATCTAATGCTCGCAATACGTGTTAATTATGGCATCTAGTGTTCGCTATGTGTGTTAGCAACATTAATTTTCCAAAGCCCTGTGGGTTTATGTGTAGAATCAATATCAAGTTTCCCTTTACATTCATCAATCGAATAAAATGTTAAAGCAATAAGAGTGGCTTTATGTCGGCCACCTTTTCTCGAAATTTCTATCCAACCTTTCTGTAAGAGTTCTTTCTGTGCATTCCATAACGTAGACCTAGATCGCCAACCTCTCTTCTCCATAACACTCCATGCCATACCAAGATCACCGTTATTACGCCCGTTGTATTGAGCAACGAAGTCCATAAGCAATTTCACAGCGTATGGTGTTAGGCTTGAGAAATTTTCACTTCTAAGAACACAGAAAGGTAATGCAGCAAAACCACCTGGTTCTCGTTTCGACTTTACAATTTTTCTTTTTATCGATGACAATCAATAATCCGCCACATACCCGACATACCATGCCGACACATCCATAAAACCTAATAACAAATTACAACATTTAATTGCCAATTTGGTTATTGATTAAAATTTCTGCATAATCATCTGCATCTAAAATTAATGGTAAGATTTTAAGTACAGCTTCTTTGTTTGATTTAAGAAAGTCTTTTACGAATTCGTCGGAATGTTTTCCAGACACATGTTGAGCCACATCAGCGATGTTATTTGCACAAGCAACATAAGTTTCTTTCGGGACTTGTTTTATAGAATCAATCACACCATCGTGGATTGAAATTAAATACCTACCTTCGATTATTTTCTTAAGAACTAAATTTTTTGCATCTGAGACATTTTTTGCGTTATTCAAAATGAGCATTACCCTCTCCTTTCAAAACCTAAATAATTAAAAAATTTGCATTTTTTGGATATTAGAATTTAACTAAACACGATTGCTATCTATCCAAGCATCAAGATCAGATTTATCATATCGAATAGATTTCCCGATTTTTAAATATTTTGGTCCAGGAGTTCTATTTTTACGATCACCTTCCATTCTAGTTCTCGCTAAAAAAGAACGTGACATGCCAATATAATGACATGCTTCACTTTCACTCATAAGACGCTTGTTTACTTCTGTTGCTGACTGATACATATATTCCTCCAGACGAAATGTAATACTTTAGACTGCGTTACTATGTTTCCTCTTGTGCCTGGAATTAACTTTAAAATAGCTAAAACTTACAAAGAAGCCTTTTGGAAATAATAATCAAAATATTTTCTCAATATTTATTATATTGCCTTTAATCTCTAGCTTTTCCTGAACCTTTACAAATGTATTTTTATTTTCCTAAACTTGGCCGCCTGTTGTTTATAACTACTCTCACCCTCACAACATTCATACATATTGCATTAATCTAATTATCCATCACAAAACTGACTCGGTTTAGTTTCATTGCCTGATCAATATGGAACAGATGGTTATCTATAAAGGTGTTCATATACAGAACGCTAAAATCAAAAATAATAGCCTGACTAACACGCCTCCCGTGTCAATAACTCGACTAGCGTTTTCAATACGTGTTAATTAAGACCTCTAGCGTTCGCTATGCGTGTTACCAAAATTATTTTTAAATATCCTTAGAGATATGAACGAGATTGATTGCAGCTTGACTCGAAACTGGAGAATATGATTTATAAATTTTGTAAAATCATTGATAGACAAGATAAAGCTCTCCAAATTCAGAAAGCATAAAGAATTAGCTCGCAAATTAAACTACACAAGAATTAATAAAAGAGCTAAGGCGGAATCTCGCCCTCGATTGCAAAGCAACCAATGTGATCAGAGGAGAGGTTAACCAAGGAACATACGAAAAGGTGATCGAGCAAACAATATAGTAAATTCAAAAATGAAAACTATTATTTCTCATCTCGGGATATACGTTAGCAAATCAAAACGCATAACAAATATTGAATGCCAATTAAAATAAGTCGACGTATAAACCGACACATCAAACACTAATGATTACGAGGGGTTAGATACTATAGCCGACACACAAGTCAACATACCAAAAATCAATCATGATAAACATTAATGTATACAATGTTATTTTAATACAGTCTCTGTTTATCACAAATAATATTTTTTTGTTAATATTTTAAATATTTTTTTAAATATTCGTCTATTGATCTCTGTGCGCTAGAATTGTCCAAATCTTTACTTATACGATTTGACAATTTAAAATAATTTGGCTTTTTTCCCCGCCAAAATGAAGAAATTTTTAGTAGAACATTAGCTTCTAAAATCCACTTCTCATGATCTTGTTCTGTATACTTTGGTTTCATTCCGCCGTATGATATATGCTTCATTCCAACTAAAGCTGGCAATTCATAATTTAAAACAAACACTAGCCTTTCTACTTGTTGCCCAAGCAACATACCATGTAGAGCACAAGCATATGAATTACCTGTTTCCATATTGTTTTTTAGATAATCTATCAACAGTAAAATATCAACCGCTCGAGCTTCTTTTCCACCTTTTTCAAATTTTTCTTCAACGACTTTGGAATAATGCTGATATTTTACTAAATTACCTTCATTGTCATATTCCTTTATTCCTTCTTTATGCACGCCTGATTTCGCTAGTACACTCCAAGCAAAACTCTCCCATCCTGCTATCAATGCTTCAGGAAATGCAGCCGACTTTAATACTTCTTTAACGGCTTTTGAGTCAGTTAGATCGCCAGAGACCTCAGTAACTGTGAAAATTGAATCATAATCAGTTTTGCCTTTAGATTTGTTTTCTCTCTTAACTTTTCGATGGTGCACCTTGGTTTCAAATGCCATCATCTACCCTCCATTAAGTTTTGCAACGGCTGCTGCCTTATGTTCCGGTGCCAAATGCGCATAGCGTAACGTCATTTTTAAATCGCTATGGCCTAAAAGTTCTCTTACAGTATTCAGGTCTACACCAGACATTACCAATCGACTAGCGAAGTGATGCCTCAAATCATGAAATCGAAAACTATCTATTTTTGCCTGTCTAAGTAGATTTCCCCAGGATGTTTTAATGTTATCCAGGCGCTGTCCATTTGCATTGGGGAAAACCAATTCAAATTCAGCCTGCTTATACCAGTCTTTTAAAACTTTAAAGGCTTCATCATTTAGCGGAACGTGTCTCGTACTACCACTTTTTGTAGTTTCGCCAACAACAGTGAGATTTTTTTGATCAAAATCAATATCTTGCCATTGAAGATTAAACAATTCCCCTCGCCTCAAGCCAGTATTCACTGCCAGTAGAACCATTGGATATAAATGATCAACATAGGTGACTTTCCCAAAATCTGGCAATAAGTCATAATTCCGATCTTTACGCCATTGATTTGCCTTTACCCTCTCTAGACGAATACGTTCATCTCGTTCATACAAAGCCGTTCTTAAGCACTTTTCTTCATCGAGGCTAAGATATCTAACTTTGGCTAATCGATCCTCCTTAGACTTTTTAACAGCCTTAAGGGGATGCTCCTTTATCAAACCCCATTCAATCGCCTTGGATAATGCAGCTTTGAGACAAACCAGCTCCCGATTTACAGTAGCAGGCTTAACCTGCTTCAATCGAGCAGTTTGCCAACGTTCAACTGTAAGAACGGTAATTTCACTTAGCTTTTTACTATTTAGTTCTGGAAACTTAATTTTTAAGGTTGTAAGAGTGGTTTTACTACTTTTTCGATTTGCCTTGAACCAAGGTTCATAGACGTTAGTGATATAGGCCGAAAAATTATGTGCTTTCACTGACTTTTTTAATATAGCGGGATCATTCCCACTAAGAAAATCAGCCAGGTATTCTTTGGCTTTATCTCTAGCCTGATCGGGACTTTGAAATGCATTGACTTTACCTAGTGTAATTCTTTTTCCTCGTGTATATTCGTAAACATAAGACATGACGCCAGAGGGCTGTACTCGTAAAATAAATCCTTTAAAGTGGGTATCTCTGACTTCATAGGGTTTGGCCTGAGAGACCAACGTTTTGATAAGTTGCTTTCCGATTCGTGCTTGCATGAAAGACCCATTTACTCCATAAGTGAAAGGGATGGAAATCTTATAAGTGCTCAGTAAGTGCAACTTGAGTATAAAACAGGAAACAATGAGAATCAATGGTAACTAAAAATACATTTCTATGTTATTGTAATATTTGATTATTTTGTATTTTATAGTTTTCTGTTGTTTTTAAAGATCCATTGGTGCTTTACCCTCCTAAGGGGTAGGCCGGACGTTCGAATCGTCTCGGGGGCACCATATATAATGGATTTTTGTGACTTTTGGCAAACTATTAAGATTCTATAAGTGCACTGTAAGTGCAACAAGACACTATCTATACTTACACCTGCACTTAATAAGAGCAATTCCTGTACATATAGCCAAACTAACTTAAGACCCATACACCGGGCAACTCATATAACTCATCGATAGTGATTCGATCAAACTCTCTATCAATATCTGGCCTGGACTTACTCAGCAAATAAGACTTTGGTTAGTTGGTAGCAACTCACCAGAAAAACGCGATAAGAAAGCCGAGCACAAAGCAACCATCTTTACCCATAAATTCCTAAAAGGGATTAATAGTGTTACTGTATACAATGTGAAGCTAGGAATACATCGCGGTCGTACTTTTGTAAGTTATCAGTTAACAACAATGATCTGGGTGAAGCTTTGGCTAATGCTAAACAAGCTCGAATTAATGATAGCAGTGTACATGAGCCATAGTATTGTTAACATGAAATAACTCTGATTTGATCCAACAAAAACTAACTCTTTTTGAGTCAGATTTATACCCGCAGCGAACGTATTGAAGCAATATATATGTTGATTTCGTAATATAATATGTACCTAGCCCAGATCAATAGATTTGCTTTAACGCGACTTAATTAACACAAAAATTGGCTGCGGAAACACGGCTCAAAGGATTGTATAGGAAGAAAGAAAATAATGATTGATGAAAAAGACGCCTTGTCTATAACTGACTATGCCGAAGATAAAGATGGTTTCGAAATCGAAGACGCTGGTGATTCTTCAGAACAAGAAGGTCAAGAGAAGCCCTTCGACCCTAAAAAAGTAGATGTGTCTATAACGACACCAAATTTAGGCGTTTTAATTGAAAGGCTGCGTCATAAAGAAATTGATTTAATGCCTGGATTCCAGCGCTCAGGGGACTTGTGGAGCCCTCAAGCTCAAAGTCGCCTAATAGAGTCCATACTAATTCGCTTACCTATACCTGCATTTTACTTTGATGCTCTTGTTGAAGATAAGTGGCAAGTTGTAGATGGGTTGCAACGTTTGTCAGCCATATCTAATTTCGTTTTAAAAAAGAAATTACAATTAACAAATCTGGAGTTTCTCAAAGACTATGAAGGGGACGGTTATGACCAGTTACCTCGAGCGTTACAGCGGCGAATAGATGAATTCCAAACATCTGTATATTTGATTAAGCCAGGCACACCATTGGTGATGAAATACTCATTATTTAATAGAATTAATACTGGCGGGCTTAAGTTAACCCCGCAAGAAATTAGACACGCATTGAGCCAGTCGGTAAACAAAGGTAGAGCATCTCGTTTTTTAGGCGATATTGTAGGCGAAGAAGTGTTTCGAAAAGTTGTTGGCACACAAAATAACCGCATGGCTTCACATGAGTTAGTTCTTAGGCATATGACATTCGTATTATTTGGACCAAAGACGTATAAGTCTTCGCTACCAAAATTCTTGGATTCAGGTATGACTAAATTAGGAGAATTAGAGGCTGAAAAGCTAAATCAATTGCGAACTAATTTTTTAGACGCAATGAGTACCGCATTTACGCTGTTTGGGAATCACGCATTTAAAAAATCTTTAGCAGAGCCTACACATAAAAAGGTAGTCAACAAACCATTATTTGAGGCGGTATCCGTCAGTTTAGCTCTAATAGGTGAAGACGCTCGTAATAATTTGACGCAACAAAGAGAACAATTTAGAGAAGAATTTAAAAAAATGTTAACGAATTCTAAATTTCACGATTCCATTAGTCGCTCTACTGCGAACACGGATAATGTGCAAGCCCGATTTAATATGATTGAAAGTCTCATTGAAAAATTTCTAAGAAAGGACTTCTAATGTTAGAGCGTTTGAATTTAATTAATTTCAAGTCGATAAAAGATGAAACCTTCGATCTTGAAAATCTAACGTTGTTTTCTGGGCTTAATGGTATGGGCAAGTCATCTGTTCTTCAATCGATGCTGTTATTAAGACAATCATACGATAAGCATCTATTGCCCGATTCAGGCATTTCACTTACAGGAGAATATGTTCGTATAGGTAATGGTAAAGATTTACTTTTCACCGATAGTGATGAGGAATTTGTTGCTATTGAATTGTATTGGTCTAAATCGAGTTTTGATTTTAGATTTAAATATCTAGAAAAATCAGATATGCAGCCGCTTGATAAAGGTAAATGTAGCATAGAAGGCTTACCATTTGAAGAAGCATTGTTTACATCTAGTTTTCAATACCTTTCGGCGGAGAGAATAAGCCCTAAAAGCATTTACGAAGTTTCCGAATATGCTGTGAATCAACGAAGATCACTTGGTATTAAGGGGGAATTTACCGCTCATTTTCTGGCAGAACATGGCGATGAAAAAATATCTATTAACGCTCTAGCACATAGTCAATCATCAACTAAAAACCTGATAGATAACTTAAATGCTTGGATGTCTGAAATTACTCCAGGAACCAAAGTTATAGCAAAATTAATTCCTGAAATTAATCAAGCAAGTTTACATTATCAATTCTCTTCTCTGACCGAAATGACAGCACAATTCCGCCCAGAGAATACAGGATTTGGTTTAACCTATGTACTGCCTGTAGTCACTGCAGTATTGAGCTCACGCCCTGGAGATTTATTACTTATAGAAAATCCCGAATCCCACTTGCATCCAGCAGGTCAATCACTTGTGGCAAAATTGGTGTCAATTGCATCTCAAAATGGGGTGCAAATCATTATCGAAACACATAGCGACCATTTTCTAAATGGCGTGAGAACGTCGGTTAAAGTAAAAAATATAGACTCTGAAAATGTGTGCATCTATTTCCTAGCCCGTGACCCTGAAAGTTCTGAACATGATGTTAACGTTGAGAAAGTTAGTATTGAGTCAACTGGTCGTATAGATTATTGGCCACCAGGTTTTTTCGATGAGTGGGACAAAAGTTTGAATTTATTAACCAAGGAAGACTAGGTAGTGATTGATTGTTTAGTTCTAAATGATGCATCTTTACCATTTTCGACTGCAAATGCTTGCGAAAAAAATTTGGGTGTGTTTTTTTCAATTT